ACAGACGACGCTGTGAATACGTGGATATGCTGCAATGGATGTGGGATGTTAAAAGCACGATTTAAGAATGTTTTCGAGTACGATTCTGACTCATGGCTTTGCGTTTGTGGTTGTTCTGTTTTCAGCATTTATAAAGAGGGCGTACTATGTTATAATTGCGGCCAATGGCAGGAGTTTTAATGTTTCCTGTAAGGATCGAGCAACAGTATATCTCAGCAACTGAAAGATGGTTCAACGGCGTGAGTAAATTAATTATCGAGGATATTTTTAAAGAGATCAAATCAGACAATACTTTTAGTACAGATTCTATCGGCGACATTTACAACAGAATTTCATCGGCCATCGAAAAACACTCAGGATACGGCAGAAAGCTTTTTAGGTCGGCGTATACGAGGGTCTACTTTGCGATTGATAAGAGAGTCAAGAGGGAAACAGAAAAAGCAGCGTGGGGAATCGGCCTACAAATTGATCTCCCGGATGAGGTGGCTAACGTTATCCTGTTAAACCGTGTTGCATTAAATGATTCTATGTGGTCTGAGTTATTTAACTACTTTAAAAAAGATTTAGTGGAAACCGTGCGAACTGCCTTCGGCGAGGGCTGGAGCCAGTCAAAGATCATTGACGAGATTATCAACAGAACAGGTGTCATAAGAAGCAAAGCGAAATTCTGGGCGTCTGATCAGACAGGTCTTGCGTTCGGGGAGATGCAGAAACACAGGCAGACTCAGGTCGGGTTTCCGGGGTACATCTGGAGGACAAAAAGAGACGGGCGTGTCAGAGATTCTCATATTCACTTGGAAGGAAAATATTTCCCGTGGTCAAGTGGTGCGCAAGCTGATGGCAAGTGGCTTCACCCCGGGTACGATAATAATTGCAGGTGTCACCCTGAACCGGCGTTTGACGAAAGCGAAGCTGATAGCCAAGACGTTATACAAAATTCATTAAATCAGATTAATAAAAAAAGATTGACAATGGGTAAAACTCGAATATAGGCGTTATATGCAATCATTTAATTACGATATAAGTTCATTGCAAAAAGTAAATCATACTAACGGGATCAGACGTTATAAGATAACACTCGCCAAAGAGGGCGTTTACTCTTATTTCAGAGACGGTAAGATTACCTATGAATACAAATCCAAAAGCGAACTATCCAGGCCTGAACTATTAGAATCTCTTAAAGGATTACCGCTTCTTGATTACACATCAAACGGCAAAAAAGATCATATCAGAGACGAATCAGGTAAAGGCGTTTTAGTTAATCTGGATCAAATCAAAAAACACGAGGTCGGAACCATATTAGATGTTACCCCAGTTACAACAGCAGACGGCGTAGAGATAGTCGGTGATGTTGCTATAAAGGACCAGTCAATAATAGATTATTTAGAAAGCAAAAAACAATCAAACGAAACAGTACAAGTATCTTTAGGATTCAACCACGAGCTCAAGCAAGAAAGCGGAACTTATAACAATAAAAAATACGATTACCTTCAAACAGGGATAATCGGCAACCACGTAAATATAGTAGACCACGGACGAGCAGGAGATTCGACACGCATCCAAGTAGACGGCGTTGAAAACTGCGGAGTCATGGTAACTAATTTAAATAACAAACAGGAGCGAAAAATGGGACAAATAACGTATCACGCCATAGACGGAACTGATAGACAAGTCGATGAATCGGCAGCTATCGTTATCGCCGATCTTAAAGAAATCAAAAAAGAAAACCAAGTCCTGAAGTCAGCAGCTGAGAAATCGTCTACTGACTCACTTACAGCTATCGAAGCGATGAAGCAGGAAAATGAATCCTTGAAGCTGAAAGTGAAGGAACTTGAAAACAAAAAAGTGTCTATTGACTCAAACGAATTAGACAAGCTTGTAAGCGACCGAGAGGGAGTTATCGCAACCTTGAAAAAAGTTGACGGTGATTTTAGTGTTGCAGGAAAATCAAATATTGAACTACAGAAACAAGTCGTGCTTAAATCAGGCATGGCAGCAAGTGTGGACTCAATGGATGATCTGACTGTACAACAGTTATACAGTGCGGCTTCGATACTTGTAGCAAAACAAGCTAACCTTGTCGGGGTAGACGGTGCAGATACTGGCAATGATAACGAGGTTGCGAAACTTAAAGCGGCCAGGTTAAATATGCAGGAGGCTAAATAATGACAAACTATAAATACTATTCTGGTAAAAACAATCCTCCAGGTAGAAGCGGGAAAAATGATCCAGGCGAATTAATCGTAAACAGATCAGCGAACGAGCCTTTAAGGTTCGGTCGTGGCGTGGTTACTGGCACAGGCACTGACGGTGTGAAAGTTCCAGTATCAGGATCGGACAAATTTGAGGGCGTTGTGTCGGCTGATGAGTCAGGTCATCTTTATGATGCTGATGGATACATAATCGGCAATAACACCAATGACCCAGTCGGCGTATTCCAAAGAGGCTTCCCGGTTGTTGTTGTTGAAGAGGATGTTACCCCTGCGGACGTAGTAAGAATGCGTGTTGTTCAGGACAAAGCCCCAGGTTCTCAGTCGAGAGGATTCTCAGTAACCAAAACAGCTGCAAGTGCAAGCGGACTCGCTAATGATGCAACAGCTTATACAGCAACCATTACAGTTGATGGCGTGGCCAAACCCATCTCGGTAGTCGGGTCAGCTGCACAAACTCTTGGCACAGTAGTCTCTGAGGTAAACGTTGATCTTGGTGCAAGTGCGACAATGACATTTGTTGCCGCAGGTGGAACGCTTCCAAATGGAACTGTTTCTGCTAACGGCGCATTGGTAGTAACCTCTGCGACAAAAGGTGCAACAAGCTCTGTATCTATAACAGATGGTACGTTGTTTGCAGCTCTGACCAACATCAATCCGGCTTTTGATACAGCGGTTGCAGGGTCTAACGACTTTGATGTTACCAAAGAGCCAGGGATGTTTCGCAAAACTGCAATAGCCGGGCAGACTGCTTTACTTGCTGGTTGCCGTTGGGCGTCAAGTTCAAACGGCGAAGGACGTGCGATTCTACAGCTTACAGGCGAAACTGTGACAATGTCCGCAGATTAATAGGAGCGATAAATGATATTTACACGAAGTGAATTACAATCAATAGAGAAAACACTGTATCAGCCGAAACAAGAGGAACTATATGTTCGTTCTGCGTTTTCAGTTAACACTGGGTTTGAGGCTGGTGCCAGCGAAATCGGGTTTGATGTTTACTCAAGAACCGGATCAGCGAAAGTTCGTGCTGCAGGTGGAAAGGCAAAGGACATTAACTTTGTAGGCGACGAGCGGAAAAGATACGTTCAGCCAGTTTTTAAAATTGAAACCGGAATTGAATGGACTGAGGACGAAATGTCTAAACTTGCAAAGCGTCGAATGCTCAATCAAGGTGCTGATGTTCCTTTGGACACATTGAGAGTTGCATCGGCCAGACGTTATGTGAACGAAACCGAGCAGAAGTCTTTTCTTGTTGGCGAAGCTGGTATGAAAGGGGCTTTGCAGTACACAGGGCAAACGATTGAAAACGTTGCTCTTGGTGCGGTTGGCGGAAGCGACGCTGAAAAAAGATTGTTCGCAAACAAGACACCAGATGAAAAACTCAAAGACTTATTAGCAGCGAAAACAGCTATCGAAAAGGACAACCTTTTTAAAGGAAGAGTTCTGATGATGCCACCTACTCAATACCTAAGTCTATTAAAACCGTATTCGACTCAAAACCCGATGACTGTTTTACAGTGGTTAAACAGCGAAGGGATGTTTTTTGAAAAAATCATTCCAACAAGTGCGATGATGGCAGAGTTTAACGGGTTCGGCGTTGATATTTTCTGGGCTGTTGATAACGATCCAGAAGTTATTCAATTGGCTGTTCTTGAGGATATGCGCATGAGAAATCCTGTTGTTGACGAGTTCGGAGATGTTAAACAGACTGTGACACTGTCTACAGCTGGTTGCATATTCCGTCACGAAGCCGCAGGGTACATCGGCAAAGGAATCTAATGTTGACGACCGCTGAACAAGTATCACTGATGTTTAAGGATGTTATCCCTGCTAACGTGCTTGCGCAGAAAATATCTGATTCAGCGGTCATTGTTTCTGGTGACGGGTTTTCAATTTCTGATGACTCTTTTGAAATACTTAATAGATATTACACAGCACACCTGTTGGAAATTACAGGATATAGGCCAAGCGTGGCCAGCGAGTCTATTGATGATATTTCGAGGAGTTATCAGAAAGGGCAAATGACTCCAGGCGAAACAGGATTTTTACTTATTTACAGACAGATACTATCGACGTTAGGCGGCGGTGAGGAGGTCGGAATTGGCATCGGGATCATTTAAGATAGAATCCAGAAATAAAAATGCTTTAAAAATGCGTGCTGCTCAAATGGGCTGGGGTGCAGTTAAGGTCGGCGTCCTTGCAAGTTCCGGGTCGGAAATGGTTACGATAGCCTTATCAAATGAGTTCGGTACCACCATAAAAAGCCTAAAAGCTTGGCGTTGGCTTATGGCGAATATGGCCAAAGTCGGGCTCAAGCCAAAAAAGCGATCAGGTAAAAAAGAAATTATAATCCCAGAAAGATCATTCATAAGATCGACATTTGACAATAGACAAGTTTTAGAAAGTGTAAATAAAATCGGACAAAGAATATTTTTGCAAGCAGGCATCAAACAAGCACTTTCGGCGGTCGGGCTTAAACTCGAATCAGCCGTGAGAAATACGATGAACGGCGACATCCAGCCTGATAATCATCCGTTTACTGTTATTAAAAAAGGATCGGGCAAAAACACGTTGAACGCAACAGGCAGACTACAGCAGCAAATAAGCTCCGAGGTGATAAAGTGACAGAGATATTCGGGAGCCTTTTAGAGCCTACGGTCGTCAAACTTATCTCGCAACAGACATATGGCACGGACGGGGAATTATCAGGGACGCCATCGCAGGTGGAATTATCTGTTTATATCGTGAATATTTCTAAGGCTGATTTAAAATTATTCCCAGAGGGCGGGATAACATTCGAGGACAAAAAACTCTATTACAAAGGCCAATACGATTTTAAAAATAATGACATCATAGAAGTTGACTCAGTACAATACCGGGTTATAAGCGTAAATCCAAGATACGAGCTATCTGACAAATTCGTGTCTATTTACATCGGGAGGGTAAAACGTGGCTGATATAATGTCTATTGACAGAATCAAGCAGATCGTCTCAGGCATAACCACGGCCTATCCAACGATTAAAATAATCCGTGAAAACCAACAAGGTAACGCACCTGATCTTCCATATTGGAGTTATAAAGTATCTGCAAACATGAGGGATTTTAACCGGGCTTATGAAAACCTATCTGTAGGGACAAATCAAACAGTAGACGTTGAAAAGTTTGTTCCGATTCAATACACGTTATCATTCACAGGTCACGACAAAGGGATCGTTATTAATACTCAAGCTATGAGTATAATATCATGGTTTGAAAATCCTATTGTTGGCGGTCAGGTATGCAGGACGTTAGGTTTTGTTCCGAGGCTTATTGGTCAGGTGCAGGACAGATCATCTATTCCGGGAGAGGAAGAGATGGAAAACAAAATTGGCTTCGATATTAGAATTGACGGGAACGTAAAGTTTACAAGGAACATTGAATCTATCAGAGCTATTGAGGCAACATTAAACGGTCAAATAATAGGAGTGTAAAAAATGGCGTACATACAAGACATTAATATATCTGCAATAAAGCAGACAACGGCAAGCCCATCTGTAGGGTTTGGGTTACCGCTGATAACAGGAGCGACAGGGATGTTTAAGAACGCTGACATCCTGACAGGAGAGAGTGGATTGAACTGGAAGTCAAAAACAAGAGGTGCTGCTTACTATGTAAACGTTGTTTACACTGACCCAGGTACGCCAAGTGCCACATTGTCAGTTGCCAAAACAGGATTGGGAACAGACGTTAGCCCGATCGTGATTACCGTTAGCCTTGCAACAGACGCAAGTTCAGTGGTAACGACAAGAGCCAAAGACATTAAGGCAGCAGTCGAGGCAAGCGGAACCGTAAACCCAATTGTGTCAGTTAGCTATCTTGGCCAGTTCGGGACAGGCGTTGTTTCGGCGGTCGCTTCTACATCTTTGACTGCGACAAGATTTTTAAAATTAAATCTTGCAAGCCAAGCTTTGAAATATTACAATTCAACCGATCCTGAGTATCTAATGGCGGCAGCTCTTCAATCAGAGGAGATTCATGTTTCGGCATTTTGCGTTTACGATCGTGAGACTTTGGCGGGGACGTTCGGGTCGATTATGAACACTTTGATCCAAACTGAAAACACATGGTACGGGTTATTAATAGCAGAAAGAACAAAGACAGATCTGCAGGCAGCCGGAGATTGGGCATTTGATAACAAGAAATTTTTTATCGGGTGTACCTCAGACGAAACTGCGCTTGCTGGCAGAAGCAATAACCGTGAAATATACGTTATCTATGACACTCCGACACTTTACCCGGACGCAAAAATCATGGGCAACTTGCTTGCTTACGAGCCAGGTTCCGTGACAGCGAAATGGAAGAAATACTCCAACATTCCAGGTACGGCTTTCTCGGCAACAAAGTTAAATTATATCCGTGATAACGACGGCGTTACCTTACAGGAGCAAGGCGGAATCGTGTTTACGAATGAAGGCACGACAACCGAAAAGAACTTTTACGCAGATGATAGAATTGGTATGGATTGGCTTGTTGCGACTATGGAATCTGATTTTTTAACTCTCATGTTGAACAACGGTAAGGTTACTTATGACAGCGTTGGAGATGCAAAAATTGAATCCGTTGCGGCAAATAGAATGTCATTAGCTGGTAGACGCAGTATTGTAGCGGCGGCAGTAACGCCGACGGAATTAGCAAACAGTTACGACAAGATGTATCAATACAAAATCACCGTTCCTGATAGATCGTTGCAAGACCCTATAGACATTGCGGCAAGAACCAAAAAAGGGATAGTAATAACTTATGTGTATGCAGGTGCTGTGCATAATATGGATGTTAAAATATACGCAACAGCGTAAAGGAGTAAAAAATGGCAGAAACACTAATAGGAACATTCGACGTATCAAAAGAAAATATTAAACTTGGTGACTATACAATCCCGATGGGAGCGTTTGCACAAACTTATTTAAACATAAAGCGTACAACGCCTGAGAAGTTCACAATGAAAGTTGGTGCAGGCGGAGGCGTTACCCGTAACAAGGTTTTGGACGATTCGGCAACCGTTGAAATTACTTTAAAACAGCAACATCCTGCAAACGATGTATTGAGAAATTTTGCATCAACTGACGCCACCTTTGCTTTTTCACGGGTCAACAAATCGACCAGAGAAGAAAAATCCATCGGGGCGGAAGCTTGGATTCAGGCAGACCCGGATCAAGACGGATCAAACGAAGAGTCTGACAGAACATGGGTAATCGGCGTAGCACAGTTAGCTAAAATATAGGTAACGTATGATTGAAAAAAAACCGTATGTAAAATACAACATAACGTCTCCAATGAAGGAGCTTTGCACCGTTGGCGGACACGTCTATGAATTGACACATCCAGGGACAAGGAAAAGTTCTGAACTTTTGCAGGAGATGGTGAATTTAAAGACTGGCTTCCTTGATCTGATAAAAATCATTGAATACTCTTTGGTAAACATCATCGAACCACTTTCTCATGACGAAAGATTAACATTCGACGAGATGCAGCCAAGCGATGCGGAAGAGTGGTCTGCTATATTACCAAGTTTTCTAAAGGGCGAAGGTGTGCCTGATAGATTTTGCTACAAAGAGACTAAAAAAAAAGAATCCGATCCATTGGCCAAGCCAAGCGGTTCGTAAGGAAGAACTGGCTTATGTACTTACCAGTCGCAGCCGGGTACATGAGTTTATTCGAGGCTGAAAACGCACACCCTGAATCTTTGCTGATAGCGTGTGCGATAAATGAGGTAGCAAAAGAAAAATAATGGCACTTCGTGAGGTAGTAGCAACGTGGCTTGTCAAATCGAACGCAGCTCAGGAGTTGCATAAGATTGACAAAGGGCTTAATGACACAGAGGCCGGTGCAAAACGCTCTTCCCGTGCCGTTAGCGGACTTAACGACGAACTAAATAGTACATCAACCCGTGCGCCAAAAGTCAAAGGTGCATTAGAAGGTCTTGCTGCCGCAGGTATAGCAGCAGGGATACTTCATGTCGGTAAAGCGATGATTGATACTGCCTCAAAGTTTGAAACTTACAACGTTGTTTTAAAAAACACGTTAGGCTCGCAAGAGAAAGCTACCGAGGCCATGAATATGATTGAAAATTTTGCCTCAAAGACACCATACTCAGTAGACGAGATGACAAGCTCTTATATTAAGTTCGTCAACAGAGGGATCAACCCGACAATAGATCAGCTAACTGCCTTCGGGGACATAGCAGCATCACAGAATAAATCATTCGACCAATTAACAGAGGCCGTATTAGACGCACAATCTGGAGAATTTGAAAGATTAAAAGAGTTCGGCATTCAGGCAAGCAAGCAAGGCAGCAATATTTCACTTGCATTTAAAGGCGTGAACAAGACAATCCAGAACACCCCGGAAGCGATTACTCAGGCTTTGGAATCTTTTGGTAAAATGGAAGGGGTCACTGGGTTGATGGATCAAATCTCTGACACATGGCAGGGCACAACATCGAACATGGGAGATAATATAGATAAGTTCAACAAGATTTTCGGCGGTGCTTTAATTGACTTAATCCGTAGGCCAGTAAAGTATTTCTCAAAAGGGATCGAAAA